AGAATCGAAATATTTGGTTAATAAGTTTTTTATTGCCCGGAGTAAGTTTTTCACGGTAGTCTCTCAAATCATCTGCAAGGTTGACTTCGTCAGGCAACCAGTGCATATGCTGTTGGGTCTTGTAGTGTTCAAACGCCCAAGGGTAGTTAAAAGGTTTGTAATATTCTCTTTCTGTGAGAAGATTCATTCATAAAACTCCATGACTTCTTCGAAGTCGCTATATCCTCCAACCCACTCACCGTCCACAAGAATTTGCGGTACAGTTTTAGCGCCGGGGAATAATCTACTAAATTCAATCATTGCATTATTGGCATCAACATAAGTGTAGTCGAGGCACAATTCTTCAGCAAGGTCTACGGCTTTTTCACAAAAGCCGCAACCATCTGATCCATAAATTTCTACTTGCATAATTAACCTTCACAAGCTAAGCACGCATTCTCATCCATAGAGTCAAAGATGCGTTGTCGTAGCGCCTCGTCGGATACTTTTTCAGCTCGCTTGTATGCTTCGCTTCGTAAGTAATACAACGTTTTTACTTTCTTTTTCCATGCCATCATATGAATTGCATGAAGTTCTTGCTTTGATACATCAGAAGGAAAAAATACATTGAGAGACTGACTTTGACAGATATGCTTCTGTCGATCTGCTGCCATATCAATTACCCATTGCTGATCTATTTCTACTGCGGTTTTGAAAACATCTTTTGTCCAATCGTCAAGAAACTCAAGATGTTGAACAGATCCGCCATTTGTGACAATGCTTTTCCAAACCTCATCTGTATCCATACCTAAATCTCGGAGAATATCCTCGAGATACTCGTTTTTTTGTAGAGAGGTACCGCTTTTAGTTTTCTGTGCAAATGCGTTAGCACGGTAAGGCTCGATACTAGGACTAGTGTTACCACAGATAATGCTAGACGAAGCGTTTGGAGCAACAGCCAACAAGTGACAATTACGCATACCCGTGCCTTGTGCATCAGGCGCTTCTCCGCGCTCCAATGCAAGATTTCTTGAAGCAGTCGTCGCAGCTGACTTAATATGCCAGAACATAGCCATATTACGTCCTTTCGCCATTGCCGATTCAAACGGAATGTTGTGCCGTTGTAAATAGGCATGGAACCCCATCGCACCCAAGCCAATTGATCTCTCCCTTTCCGCACTGTAACGTGCTTTCTCCAGCTCTTTTGGAGCATTTGCAATAAAGTGTGTAAGAACATTATCAAGCATACGTACTAGATCTGGAATAAAATCAGGGTTGTTACTCCACTCATCGTACTCTTCCAAATTTACACTTGAAAGGCAGCATACAGCTGTTCGTTCTTCGTTTGTTGGTAGCGTAATTTCACTACATAAATTCGACTGATGTACTTCCAATCCTAGCTCTTTTTGACAGTCAGGCAACGCCGCTTGGACTGTATCGCCAAACATAATGTAAGGCTCACCAGTTTCAACACGGTTTTGAATCAACTTTACCCACAATGTTTTTGCAGATACAGTTTTAATTACTGTGTTTGTGTGGGGATCAATCAAAGGCCAGCTATCGTCAAACCCTTCTTCACGAGTTGCGCCCTCAATTAACTCCATAAAAGAATCAGGAATAACGACCCCATGATGTAAATTGGTAGACTTGCGATTAATATCGCCTCCAGTCGGTTTTCGGATATCAAGAAATTCTTCAATTTCCGGATGCGACATAGGCAAGTACGAAGCATAACTTCCCCTGCGTGTAACGCCTTGGGAGAAGGCAAGCATCTCCGCATCAACAACTTTCATAAAAGGAATAACGCCAGTAGATTCTGAACCGTGAGAGGTTTTAGAACCTACAGGCCTAATATCACCCCAGTAACCACCAATGCCGCCGCCAACGGAAGATAAAAATGCGTTTTCAGTGTAGTGTTCGGTGATACCAGTACGGCTATCGTCCACATAATTGAGAAAACAGCTAATAGGTAAACCACGTTTTGTGCCTCCGTTTGAAAGTATGGGGGTAGAAAACATAAACCACAGTTTGCTAGCATAATCATACAATCGCTGTGCGTGTGCTTCATCGTCAGCAAAAGCTGTAGCTGCACGTGCAAACGCTTGTTGTGGAGATCCTTCTCCATTTACCAAATATCTATCTTGCAAAGTTTTAATACTAAACGGAGATAGATAACGGTCTCTTTTAAAATCAATATTAACTTCCATTTAATTTCCGCCCAATATCTTCAATATTGTCTTGACCAATTGCATCATCACAAAAAGTCATTAGATCCATTAATTCATAGTTTGTTAGTAGTTGTTCTACATTTTCATTAAGCGCTTGAATGTATTTGTATCTACTTTCAATAGGACAGGCATTGTAAATATCAAAAGCTGTTCCATATTCCTCAATGAGCTGTACTGCTCTTTTGGGCCCAATTCCAGGAATTCCTGGAACATTATCACCCTTATCTCCTGTTAGACACTTTAGTGAGATGTACATTTCTGGATCGATATCATAATGCTCATTCCAGTTGTCTAATTTTACTTCTCTTCTTGTGACGTAGGAGAAGCGACCTACTTTTTCTTGAATCAATAGATCCCAGTCACGATCACTTGAAATTAACCAAATGTACTCTAAATTGTATTTGTCTTTATGTCTTACCAAGTGCGCTGCGAGGTCATCCGCTTCAACTCCTCGATATCGTAATACAGGGTATTCTTCTTCGAGTAAGTCGAGAGATGCTTCGAACTCTTCAAAGAATTCTTCGAAAGCAATTCGTTCTTCTTCGCTTTGTTCGGCAAATTTGTCTTTTCGATTCTGTTTATATTCTGGTGAGATCTCCTTACGGTAAGTAGAAGACCCCCAATCAGCAGTAATAATAATATTTCTACAATCATAAGATTTTGCTAAACTCTTTATTGTGCTTTGATAATCATACCGAAAGTCTGTTCGACCTTGGTGCTTCCATCGAAACGCTAAATTTAGCGCATCTACAACTAGAGTAGAGTTAGTATCATTTACCATTTTATCCGTAAGATTAAATGCCATTTAAAAACTCCACGTTTTCTTGCTCTAACCACTCGTCTGCTACGAGAACATAGCAGTCAAGCCACTCAACTCGTAGCCAGTGGTCTGTATTTTTCGGAAGAATGTTAGTAACAACAAATACTGCTGACCGATTGTATTTAAAGAACAACAAAGGCTCCTGGTTGCCGCCTTCTGCTTGCTGTTCTAACTTCTTCCACCATTTAATTAAATTGTTTGTTCGTGGCGCGGTGAATATTTTGTCTGAAAGAGGAGACTTCTCATAGTTCTTTACCTCAATACAAAAACGATTTTTAGCGTGTGGAACATACAAATCTCCTTTAAGATACTCGAGAGCACCCGAAGCGGGTACTCTTTCAAACTGATGTCCCGTGGCTTGACGCAACATATCTCTCACAAGATACTCACCCCTAGCGCCTTTTGCCCTACTATCAACCATCCAATTCATCACCCATTAGTATCTCACCGAGTATCTCACGCTTCTCGTTATACTCTGCACACTTTGCGAGTTCTTCTTCAATCGCTGCCATGATGTCCGGATGCTCTCCGATACCCACAGGATTCTGCAGATAAACCATCACATTTGCTTTGTGATACTTCACCTTTCCCGTTAGATAGCTCATCATGCTGTCCGCTATTACTTTCTTCATTCCATTTCTCCTTGGTCATTTCCCAAATTTGTCGACGACGACTGTGCTGCATACGTCTTACGTGTCCCATTATTGCTCCAGTTTGCTCACATTTCCTGACTTAACTACTTCTACTTTGTCTAGTAGTGGATGTGTCCATCCATGACTCACAACATAGGTATTTAAATCTTCATTAAGTAATACTTCTACTATCTTTTCTCGGCCACTTTCATCAAGAACATTGATAACCTCATCCAAGAAAAGAATATTAATTCTTGACTTAGAAATACTACTCATTAGCCTACGAATTGCAAGAAGTGTAGCAGTATTAACACGAGCAAGCTCACCTGAAGATAAGGCAAGAATGTCAACAATGTTTCCACTATCTGTAATCTGTACGTTGAGTTTATCGTTCGTAACCACAAACTCAAGAGTAAAGCGGCCATCAGAAAGCTCACCAAGAAAATAATTAACAATTTCTTCTAACTCCTTTACAAGGTTTTCTATCTTGTACGCAAGTAGGCCGTTTGTACTAAAGGCTTTCTTTAATACTTCCAAGTGTCCTGCGGTTGCGCTTTCGAGGTCAAGAATTTCTTGTAGCTCGAATAACTCAGTTTCAAACCTTTCAGTTTGTTCAAGAATTACTTGGATTCTTGTGTTTCGTTTAGCGATTGCCTCATTTTCTCGTGCGAGTCGAACCATCCGTTCCTTCGCATCCGATATTCTCTCCTGAATTCCGTCAGCGCGGGCTCTAAGCTCTGCAGGATCCAGCGGAGATGTCGGAAGACTGTTATCAATGCTTCGAAACAATTCCTGCCAATCACTTTCAATTTTGCGAGCACGTTGGTACTCTGCATTGTTTTGTTTAATTTTTGATATTCTTCGGTTAATTTCATCTTGCTTTTCTTTCGCCTCTGCGATCTTTAATTCTTCTGCATCAATTAAAGACTGCTTAAAAGAATTATCTACATCTTGCTCACAAGTTGGACAGCTATCTCCTAGCTTGCTTAACTTGTACAAAATACTTTCTGACCCCGTTACGACCCCGGCTAGAGTACCTAACTCACTTTGAAAATCGTCATAGGATTCTAACTCTGTTATTTTGCAATTTTGAGCTGATTGTATGTCTATCTTGCCCAGCATATCTTTGTATGTATTATTCTGAGAAATCTTTTTATTTTTCTCAGAGATATTTTTAATTTCTATCGTTAGGTCGGCGAGTTCTTTTTCGTCATCCAACGTCTCAATAGAAATTTCAGACACAGGAAGTATGGTTGTATCACTCAATTTGTTATCTCGCAACCATTTTTCTATCGTTGCAATCTTGGATTCAATTGAGGTTAATGTTGTAGAGGACTTTCTTGCCTCATCCTTAAATAAATCAAAAAGTTTTACATAATTCTCTAAGTGGAGAAGATCAATAAGAAACTTTTTGCGGTTCGTATCCGTTGCAGTAAGAAACTGTAAACTACTATTTGTGTTCTGGTAGACCAACTGGGAGAAGGTTTTGAAATCGACTCCAATAATAGTTTGCAGTGTTTTGTATGTATTGGTCGCTGTATGAGAACTAATATCTTCTCCATTTTCCAGCAACTTAAGCTTAATGCTAGACTTACGATCAATAATAACGTCATACTTTTTATCGTCCTTTGTAAACTCAAGGTGTATGTGATATCCATCATTTACATAACGATTTGGAATATCTGCTTTTTTAATGCCTTTTGAGTTTTTATTGTACAAAGCCTCTTCAATAATTAACGGTATGGACGACTTGCCCATACCGTTAGTACCAATAAGCTGAGTTACAGTATTATCGCTAAGATTTAGTTCATTATCTGCTCCATAACTGAAGCAATTACTCCATTTCAATTTTTGAAGCGTAATCATTAAAAATACCTACTATTTCAGGGATGCGTGCATCAGGTATTTCTAGTATGTAAGTTAGGTACTCTACTAGCTCTTCCTGAATGCTCATATCTTTTTCTATTATTAGACTAGTCTCTGAGTTTCGTTTTACGACTTTTTTGTCTAATAATTCATTGTTTTTTATATTCGCTAGTTCTTGTATGTCTCCCTCTATCTCATAGATAGTGTGGTGATACTCTGTAGGCAGCATTTCACTTGGATCTGATACAGTTTTGCGAATAAGCTGTGGTAGATGAAACTCATCCCACATCCACTCCCAGTTACTAGGATTTATTAACAGGTAGCCGGTGCTGACTTCATTTCGATGAAACGAAGTTGTCATAGGGCTGCCAGGGTATACGATATTACGTTGAGTATTGCTGTGAGCGTGAAGATCACCTGAAAACACGACGGGAAAGTCCTCAAATCTGTCTAAGTCCACCTCTGGCTTGACGTGTGGAGGAATCTCACCGCGAACGTGTGTAAACAACGGCTTCTTCGGGTCAAACAACTCAATGGAGTTCTTTCGATGCAAATCTGCATACGGAAGTACACCAAACCCAAAATCATTATCGTAGTAAGACATATCAACTATTTTTACTAGCGGATTAATGTCCCTTGTAACTTGCTTAAGTTGTGTGAAAAAAGTTTTGTTTTTCTTTGTAGCTTCGTGATTACCGTCATAGATAAGAGTTGGAATCTTTACTCCACGTATGAAGTGAAAGTAAAGCTCCAACTCTTCCATAGTCGGCAGACGGTCAAATAAGTCGCCTCCAATAATGTGCATATTACATTGCATCTCAAGCATTTCTATCTGCCCGAAAAACATATGGTAACGATTTTTTGCCCACTCACGTGGTACATTCTTTTGACCTAGCTTAATATGCCAGTCTGCCGTAAATAAAATCATCCGATGTTAAACTCGTCTTCTAAAGATTCGTCGATATCACCTGCTGCATCTTCACGAATTTCATCGAGAAGAGCTTTTTGTGCGTCTGGAGTAGGTCGAGGCATTACGTCGTCCATAGACTTCAGATCAGCGATAGCGGCCATTTCTGACTCGCCAAGAGCACGCTGCTTGCACTTGAGTACTTGTAATTGGTACTCTACATTGTAAGGAAGAGGTCCCGTCTTAACTCGCTTGAACTTAACGTCCCAGCCAGTTTCTGGATCTGTAGGATCTCCGAGGTCTTCTGCTGCAGTCAAGATAGCTTCGAACAGCTTCTTCTTGAGATTGATGATTTTGACTTCACCATTGTCAAGACACTGCATAGCGTAGCTCCAGCCACACTTGAGATCTGGATAAAATTCTCTAACCCAATCTTTCTCTAGGTTGTTAAATCGCTCTTCGTTACGGTCAAATGATAGACACTCGAAAGGAATGTTCTTGCCATTCTTGCCTTCGAGCCAGTAAACATAGCGTGCTAGTACATCACCAACTAAACGAACTTCGTTGTCTCCGTCACGATACTGGTAAGAAGTGATTGATGATTTTTTAGCGCCGCCTGCGGCTTTATTAAATGATAGTGCCATTAGTGTATATTCTCCTGTTTGACTTCTTCATAGAGAAAATGTACTTTATTATTTTCAATATGAAGTAGGCTGTTTTCTTCAAATAATTCCACTGGTATCTCAACAATAGCAAGATCCAGAGTTAGTTCCCCAGTAGTTGCATAGTCCACATAAGGACGTAAAGAAGCTAGCGCAAGATACTGGGCTATCTCGCGGAAGCTGTGTCTATGAGAGTTGTAAAGGAGTACGTCCGGATGGATAAGGAAGGATGAACCCAAAAAGTTGACAGAGCTGTACTTGTACATCTTGTCGTACTTGTTTTTAGGTATTTCATTTTGTACCAACATTTTAAAAATACTGTACATAGTCGTCGGGTTTCCTTTCGACTTAGTAAAGATTTTTTCCCAATCATAGAACAACATATTATACTCTCATTTGAAGCAAAAGTCAAGAACTATTTTTCTACGTTCAAAGCTGTTTTATTTGATAACCTTGTTTCATGTAGTAGCCCATACGGTTTGATGCCTGTCTCTGAGCTGTTTTACCTTTTAAGTGTATGTCTAAGATTACCGGATCTCTTTTATTGTCGTGTTTACGAATAACCCTGCCGATGAGCTGCGTAAGCAACGGTTCATTATTGATAGGGGTAGCAAGAACCAGACAACTAAGAGTGTTAACCGATATGCCCTCACTAAAGATTGCTTGAGTTCCGTAAAGTATTTTCTTATCACCATGTAATATTTCATTTACGAGTTTTTCCCTGTCCTCATGCGCTACCTCACCCGTAACACATACAGAAATTTCACCAGTCAGTTCGGCGCAGCTCTTCAAAAAGTGAACTCGATCTGACACCACGAGCACTTTGTGCCCTTTTGCGGCGTATGCAGATGCCAACATTGCTACTGAGTGGCGATATTCATCGTTATTTGCAATTGCGTTGACTCTTTTAGCCCAAGGAATTGCGGCACCGTCTGGAAATCGTACTTCTGATCTGTAGATATGGATCGTAGGGGTGAGAAAGTTTTCTTTCGGTGGTTTGAAAATATTCGGACTAAAATAGTCCCGGAAGACGACGTGTTTTCCGTCTTTACGCTCGATAGTACCAGAAAGCCCGATTTTGTACCGAGCATGGCTGGTATCAATAATTTTAGAAAAAGTGGGAGATGAGACATGGTGCATCTCATCTAAAATAATCGTACCAAACTCTTTGCGAATTTTATCAATATTTCGATACAAAGTTTGGGTATTGCCAATACAAATAGAAGCATCGGTGTCAAAACTGCCGCTACCGATAATACCAGGTCTAATTCCATAAACTTTCTCCACTTCTTTTGCCCACTGATTTCGTAGAGGGACTGTGTGAGTAACTACAAGAGTTTTCATTCCAAGTTTTCCCGCAATAGCGAGACCTGTGAATGTTTTTCCCCAACTCACCCACGCATTGATGATACAGTTGTCATCAAGGTTGTCGTAGACGTCTTGTTGGCTTGAACGTAAATCAAACTTAAATTCAGGAAAATCAGCCCGAATACTAAGCCTTTTATCAACAATTTCATAGTCATTTGGTATTAGATCCATCCGTCCGATTGGTATTGATACCAGATTTTCGCGCACCCGCTGCAGATTCTTAATAATCTGTGGAGGGTCATTTGGGTTTTGAGAAGGTATTTTGTAGGTAAGTTCGTCCGAGAGCACCTTTCGGTACTCCGGACTACACTCCATAAAAATACGATTAGATAATACTGCTTTCATATCTTGTGCAAAATAGCTTCTCAATAGGTTTTACAATACAAATTTGAGGAGCTACTCCACGTCCTCCTGTGCATTCTTCTTTGGTTGAAGTATAGGTCATGTACTCGACACAGTCTTTCTGATTCCTATCGTCAATGACAGTACATCCTGATAGGAGTAGTACTGGTAATAACTTTTTCATTTTACAGTCCTAGCTGCTCCTTAGCAACAATGTAGCGTTTTACAAAATTACTACGGACTATATCGTTAATCTCAAAGTCAATTACATCAAACATCTCGGTGGCTTTCAGAATACGAATAAAGTCTCGTAGCCCGTTTTTCTGTAGGTCAGCTTGTCGGAAATCTCCGCAAAAGATAACTCTACATCCTTCCCCCACACGAGTAATAATACTATCTAGCTCGTGAAAAGACATATTCTGACATTCATCAATGATGATTGTAGCATTACGTAGTGTAACACCTCGAATGAAAGAAGTTGTCATAAAATGTACTAGCGCTTTTGTTTTTAGTATTTGGTATGCGTCACCTCGTTGAAAAAGCTCTACACAAATGTCTTTGTATGGCTCTTCATAAACAGAGGCTTTTTCTTTTTCGGTACCGGGTAAAAACCCGATATCACGAGTAGGAACGGCACTACGAATAAGTACCAGCTTGTCATACTGTCCTTTAATCATATCATCAAAGGCAAAGTAGCATGCAATAAAAGTTTTACCTGTTCCTGCTACTCCATGTAAAACCATATTCTTGTCGCTTTCAAAAGCTCGAAGTTGGTTTTTAGTGAGTGGTTCAATCTCCTGCAAATCTAAGTTTGCACCCTGTAACGTCTTTGATCGTTTACCCATAAATATTATACTTTTCTTCGAGTGTCCTTTTTAGGTTCTTCGGAATACTCGTATAAAACCCACGGCATTTTGCCGTAGTGTAAAATTCCTGCATATCTCATCTCTGAGCTAGGAGGGCGAGGTATTACAAAAGGATTTTTTACTCCATGCAACTTTAATAAGGATGCAGTATCCCTTTGTGTAATTGACTTTATTCTGTAGTATTTCAAGCTACAAAACTCGGTCTTTTCATAGATAAATGGAATACCATTTGTATCTACAAAATGCTTTTCTTTCGATTTAATAACGCCTCGAAAGTTATCTATTTGTTGTTTTAGATGATGTAAGTTTTTATGTGGAGTTTGTAGACGTCGAAGACCTAAAGTATCGCCTTCCATGTTTTTATCGTCTACTATTTTACCCTCTAAAAATAAAAGCCCGTCTTGTCTATCCCAATTACCATTGGGTAAAACATAGACGGGGAATCTTACTTTATTTATGTTTCTATACTGTATCACCATACAATTTTGAAAATTTACCGTTGGAGTAGTCTTCATGGATGATCTCGAAGTCGCATCCAATGGGAGCACCTGGGATAGACAAACCTCTATCCAATTGTACAAAGTGCAACAGTTTTTCTTGATAATGTTCAATTTCGTCCTCTGGAACTTCGGCAAGAATAGAATCGTGTACAAGAGCAAAGATTCTTGCTTTCATACCCTTTGCTTTAATGTATTCTCCCATGTCTATTGCTCCAAGGAGGTTAACATCACTAGCAGCAGACTGAACCAAAAAATTAAGACCAGAACGAATGCTATGCGAGCGGATAGCCGCGTCTGTGGATTCAACGTTGGGGAGCCTGCGCTTCCGACCAAAGAAAGAATAAACGAACCCATTCTGTTCAATAAATTTTTGATTATCATCAATCCATGCCTTTAATTTATGGAAGGCTTTAAAGTAATCGCTGATAACTTCTTGGGCTTCCTGTTTTGAAAAATACTTACCGCTGTCTTTTGTTACTTGCTCACTGATTTTTGCTGGTCCCGCTCCGTACATAATACCAAACGTTACAGCTTTTGCGGCCTGGCGCTTATCAGGGTACAACTCAGCTACTTGGTCTACGTCGCAGGGCAGTCGAAATACTTTATGAGCAATCGTACTGTGAAAGTTACCGCCACTGCGGAATACTTTCATAAGTTCAATATCTTGTGCGAGAACTGCTGCAACATATACCTCTGCTGTCGTCAAGTCCATAGCAACAATTTTATGTCCGGGCGCTGCTTTGATACATCCCTTTACAGTGGGATTATCACGAGGCAGCTGCTGCATATTTAGCTTGCCACTGCTAGATAAACGACCAGAAGTAGTACCATGTAAGTTAAAGCCCGTACGTAGCCTACTGTCTCTATCAAGCTGTGGTATGATTTTATCAAGGTAAGTATTTTTAATTTTGGATTTTTGTCGTATATCCAAGATCCGTTTAGGTACATCGCTCTGTAGCGAGAGCTCTTTAAGCACTTCCGCATCAGTAGAGTCTGCGCCCGTGCCAGTTTTCTTTCCAGTCGGATTGAGCCCCAAATAGTCAAACAAAAGACTCCTAAGTTGCACAGTAGAATTAGGATTAAAGGGCTTAGCATTTATTTCCTCGAACCTCCGTATTTTATCATTTTCGTACAAAGCAGAAACGGCAGCATCAATATCGTCTTGCATAGCTTCCTGACCTACAAGCAATCTCATACGGTCAAACGGAACACCATTGTCTTGAGTATCAATAAGGAATCGAGTGCCTGGAATAAGAATGTTATCATACACCCACTTCAATCTAGGATTCTGCTTAATCTTTACAAATTTTTCATAAAGCAAAAATGTACAAAGTGCGTCCATTCCTGCATAGGTTTTCATTACGTCGAAAGGAATATCGCCCCAGCTAAATTGATCTTTGAGAATACCATGCTCTTTACGATACTGGTCAATCCAATCATACATTGGCTTTTCGTAGTCACCGTAAGGAGTAAACTTCATAGTCAATTGTTTGAGTCCATGAGTTCCAGGATTCTCGTCAATCAAATAGTGAAGAAGCATTGTATCTTCAAACTGAGGAAACTTAAAATTAAAGTGGTACTCAAAAAACGCCATATCGAACTTGGCATTATGAAATACTACTGCTTTCTTGTCAAAAAGCTCTTGAAGAAGTCTTTCAGTTTCATCATCGAAACAATCAGTATCAATGTAAGCACCACACTTACCATTGTAACAAAGACTAATGCCCAACATGTACCCATCACGAGGATAGAGCCCAGTTGTCTCAGAATCGAGTGCAATGTATCCACATTCTTCTGTGATGGCAGCCCGAATAAAATCATTTGCTTTCTCCGTGTCTTGTATACCAAAAGCGATTGTCTCATCAATAATTACATCTTCTTTTTCGCCATTGATGTACTCGAGAATGCTTTGCTTACCTGATTCCCATACTTTTTTTGCTTCTGGTTTGAAGGCAAGCATAGCAGGATTAATAATAGGTAGATATTTACCTTCTACTTTTTTACCACAATACTCAGTAACAGAACTGAGCTTAGTAAAGTATTTCATAGCATCTGAACCAACTAACACAACCCAGTCATACTCGTCGGGGTTAATATCAATATCGCAGTCTCTTTTTAATACTTTTTTAATATTTGGATCAGAGCAGAGTTGAAACTGATCAAACTCTAACCCATCGAATTCTTTTACAAAATTAGTTTTACTTGGTTTAGTTTCTACTAATGCAACTTTAGGCATATAATTTTTCTCTTAGTTTCTTTACTTGAGTTTCAGCTAATGCACCCGCATCAAGGTTCTTATCTCCGAACGCAATGTTACGAGTATCGAGTCCCACTGACTCACATAGCTCACGTACTTTTATGGCTTGGCCTTGGCCCGCCTCATCATTGTCTAAGAATACATCTATTCCATCTACTCCAGACACACTTAGAACTTGAAGTTTTTCTTCTGTAATGTTCTTCACACCAAAACAACACACAGCATTAGTGAGTCCTTTGTCATGTAAATTAAGAACATCAAAGATCCCTTCTACAAGGATAATTCTGTTTTGAATAGGCTCTACAACAGGAAACAAAGGCATCTTTGCTCCAGGTGGAGTATTGAGATACTTTGGCTGTTGGTCTCCTGTAGTTCTTGATTGAAATGATACTATTCGACCTGAGCGGTCTCGTATCGGAAAACATATTCGTCCATTAAAGTCTTTACCTGCATGAATAAAGGCTTCGAATGCTTTGTATGTTTCTGGTTTTATGTTTCTCCAGTTACCTACATACGGCATGTAACCTTCTGGCATTTGTAATCCCACGCTTTCAGCCCTCACCTCGTCAATCTTTTTCTTTAAGAGCTGACGCTTGATTTCCATCTTGTTTGCTTTTTCTCCGAAATGAGTAAAGAGGTTTCCTTTGTACTCACAGGAGAAACAATTAAATATTCCAGTTACTTGATCTATCCGCATACTGGGGTTGCGGTCTGGGTGCTCTGGGTTGAGGCAGCTAACAACAAAGTCTTTGCCTTTAGGTATGTATGAGATATCTTTTGATTTAAGTAAATCTTCTACGTTCAATAGTTTTCATCTACGCCGAAGCCTGCAGAGGCTAATGCGTCTCCATCCCAATCGGTGAGATAGTCATCTCCATCATCATAGTCATCAAAGTAATCAGGTACTTCGCCAGAACCATGCAACACTTCTTCTACTACATTCTGTGCATATTGATAGTAATCTGCGTGTTCGTCATCAAAGAGGTGAAAGTATTTTGACAGACGAGCAAGAGTAACGTCTGCGGCTTGATAGTCGCCTACATCCATATCTCGCTCAAGTATGTCAAATAACTGTGTAATCTTTGGCAGTAATCTACTATTCATCTTCGCATTCTCGCAATGTCTTTCATGTATTCTTCGTCGATAACGGGGACGGCGTTAGACTTGTGGAGGGTTCCGATGCCTTTAACCAAGTTTCCTGTGTACTGCATCGAGTCCATCCGAACGGCAACTCCAGTTGTGTCGGGGGCACTTCTGTACTCAGGTGTTTCTCGTCGATAAGGCTCTGGAGTGTTTGATCGAACTCCCGTTGTAATTTGTCTAGTGCGGCGAGTAGTCTTTTTCTTTCGTCCACTTGTTGTGTGATTGATTGATCCATATATCATTCCCATAAATAAAAAATCCCCATGAATTGAAGTAATATTATACAGCAATCCATAGGGAATGTCAAGAATTATTTTTATCAGAGGTCATCAATATCTTCATCAGTCTTGTGTGAACTAGCCTCTCTTTCTTGAGGTGTCAGTGCTGTTTCTGGCCCCATCTTTAAAGACTCCCAATCCATGACGGATGTAAAAGACTTCATACTAGCGGCTCTCATTTTCACACAATTGAAGGTGATGCAAGCATCCTCTTGGTCATACGTCTCAAGGGCATAAGCCGCATCAGCCGCATCGAGGATGCCTTTTGCGAAGCGTGCTTCGCCGGTTGCATCGGTTTGGTAAGGAGAGAATACAGTGCAATCATACTCCTGAGCCATAGCTTTTAACGCTTTAGAAACTTCAATCTGCTCCGTCCAATCGTACTGCCCTCCTCGCGAGGGTAGGTTGGATCTTTTGACTTGGTTAATGTAGTCAACAATAATGACGCCAGCGTCTATTCTATTGACTTTTTTATCAAGCTCTGCACGAATCTTTGCAAGAGTTAGTCCTGGATCGTAAACTACATCCAACTGCTGAGTCGGGAGAAGCTCATGTTGGGTAGTAAGTTTACGATGAAACTCTTGAAAGTCTCGTTTTTCTCGATATTCTTTTAACCTATCCTGACCTTGCTGGAAGCGACTTGCCCACCAGCCAGCCACTTTCTCCCATTCGGTCACGCTTAGATTTTGCGTTCGCAAACGAGAGTAAGGCACTCCAGTAGCGATAGAACAACACCGTTGCAGTATTGATCTACTATCCATCTCAATCGTGAAATAAATAGCTGAACGGCCAGATTGAAAAACATTATTTGCAATATTTGCACACGTTAAAGACTTACCTGCACCTCGACGACCGCCGACCAAAACCAAATCTCGGGGGGAGAACTTAATTTCATGATCGTACTCTGCGTTGAGGCCGAGACCGATGTACTTATCAATCTCTTCTTCGGGCTCAAACAATTCAATACGCTGCATACTTTCTTGAGGAACTTCAAGGTCAACCTTGTCCTCAATATCCAAAACAATCTGATGAAGTTCTTGCACTGACTCTTCCGCAGACGAAAAGACTACAGAATTATCAATGTAATTATCAAGAGAGTTGAGGATTTCCTTCTGAGTGTATTCATTCTTTAGATACTCAAGCAGAGTACCTGCATCAATCTCTACTTCGACAGCTTCGATAGCAAAGACTTTATCTCGAGTAGGTGCATGACGAATGCTTAACTTGAGATCATCGAACGAAGGGAACTCATGAAAGTTTTCACAGTGCTTGTCAATTTGACCATAAAGCGTGTGATATTCAGCAGGCAGATACTCTTTACGCAGATAACTCCACGTCTCAAAGTCCGCCGTAGCAATACACTGCTTTATTAAAGCACTAGAAATATTCAAAAGTTCCCCCGAACATAAAAAACTGACCCACCAGAGTCCTGATAGGTCAGCTTACCTTACACAAAAGTGTATTACTGAGACTTAGCAGCCTTAGCAGCACCGTCGTAATCAGCAGCAGTCAACCCACGGCGAGTAAGCATAGTCTTAACGCCCCGAGCAGTTTTGCCAATAGCTTCGGCAATAGCTTCAACAGTCATTGAAGGCACATCTACACCTTCCAGAGGATCTACATTGGCAGAGCCTTTTGTAGTCTCTTGGCGAGGAATAGCGGCGATATCACCAGAACGAAGAAGGCTAAGAGCCTTACCACGTACTGAGTTTACTGAACGGCCAAGAGCCTCAGCAATTGCTTCAACGAAAGCACCATCATTCACCATAGAGATGAAAGTAGCTTCTTCGTCAGTAGTGTAAGTACGTACACTCTCTGCTTTAGGAGCAGGAGCAACGTGGTCAGTCAGTTCCATAGAAAGGATCTTTCCTTGGATTGACTTAGGTGAGAACTCACCGCCTTCGAAGTGCTCAGCAATTTGAGCATAAGTGTACTGACCAGAATTGTCAGTAACGAAAGCACGGAGAGTAGCTTCTTGGTCATCGCTGAACGAACGTCCACCGGCGGCAGAAGCAAGCTCTACATCGTAGCCCATCTTTCGCAGTTTGCTAGAGATAGAACGAGTAGAAGTGTCAAGCTGGCCTGCTGCTTCTGCAACAGTAGCTTGTGATACAGGCGACTCATCGCCTACAAAAGTAGTGAGCGCGGCTTCACGCTCTTCGGTCCACTTGGGAAGTGCCATATTAATTCTCCAAAAAATATTTGAGATCGGTAACAATAGTTACGCCAGTATCTCTGGCTTGTCGTGTTTTAGCAGATTCAGCCCCACCTTCATTGATGAGGAAACCTACCTGTTTTGTGAGACTGGACTTTACCTCATATCCAGCCGCATTCAAAGCAGTAGTAGCATCAGCTTTGCTTTTGAAACTCTTCAAGCGTCCACTAATGCATACTGTACCTTTACTCACAGCAGGAGGTGTAGCAGAGAAAGTCCACGTAAATCCTACAGTTGCGTAGAAATGCGGAAAGGTATTCTCCATCCAGTCTAGTAAATTATTGGTAGCTTTTGGCCCCAATCCGGCACGCTCACAAGTGTCTGCATTTATTTCATGTATAGTTTTAACAGTCTCAGACAGCTTCAGTGTTGCCGTTTTTCC